CCTTCTGGGATCGCACCCATGTTGCGGATGGCATTGATGTCGTTGTCGCTGGTCGCAACACGCTGAGTGGTTTCAAGCAGACGATCTGCCGTAAACATCAAAGCGGGTGGTACGATCAAACGGCGAGGACGCGCTGCAATAAGAAGACCGCGCTCATCGGTGAACGCAGCAATCTCAATGATCGCATTTTCCAGTGACGTTTCGTTCAAGTCAGCACCAGTGGATGGGCGGTTGGCGTTAGTGCCGCCGCTCACCAGAGGATGTGAAGCATTGAACAGAGTTACACCGTCTCCAGACTGGAAAGTGGTGAAACCGTTGTTCAGCAGATTTGCCGCCTTCACCTGCTTGGTGTACGCCATAGCGCGAGAAAGCGCCTTGGTGTAACGAGCAGACAGTGAGTCGTACAAATTGTCTTCCATTGCCTCCTCGGTAATAGCAAAGCCCATCGAAATGGTCTCGTGGTTATACCGAGCGGTGTAAGACTCTTGAGCGGAGTCATAGCTGGTAGCAGCGCCTTCTGCTTTCACAGGGGCAGCAGCAAAGCCAGATAACTTCACTTCTTCTTCAAAGGAACGATCAGAGCTTTCAGTCTCATAAATGAGAGTATGCTCATCCTCGTATTTCTCGTACTCCAAACCAAAAAGAGCATTAAGCCCCGGTAGGAGTTCTTTAAGCATTTGCGCTCTAGAGATAGCCATTGCCTAAACCTCCTATACGCCAGTGGTGTTAGAGTACAGATGTCCATCGTTAAACTTAACGATAACGTCCGTGAAACTATCACCAACTGCACTGGTTGGCCCATCTACAAAATCAATGATTCGTAGTGGGAGTGTATTAGTTGTTGCAGCAGTGCTTGCGTCAACAGCGTTCTTGCTTCGACCAATTGAGGTAGAACCAGCAGTCTGAATGATCGCTGCGTTGTTACCTAGAGTGGTCTGTGCGAGAGACGCATCGCCTTGCATACGCATCAACACGTTGGGGTCATCAACCACGTAAGCCACAATGTCACTTGCAGAAGTAGACGCTGGGTACTGTTGGTTGAACGTCTTCTGGTTTGTGTTGGGATCGGTGTACGCGCAACCAACAAAAACCCCTACGGGGGTCAAAGTTGCAGTACCCGTGTCCTTTTCAATGACACCATCAGACACCAATTTTACGAAATCTCCGTAAAAAATGGCGGTGCTATAACCACTTGCAATCTTGATATGACGAATCTTCCCGGTGAACGAGCCACTCGCACTCAAGGTATCAACTGGTTCTGCACCTGTTGGGGCAGCAGAAGTAGCCATAATAGGCCTCCTAGTTAATTCCGACTAACCCCTGCTAAGGGTTAGCCTTTTCCAAAGGTAGTCCTAGTGCTTCGCTCTGGATTGAGCATCGGCATTCTAGGATCGTTTTCTCGTAGATAGTTGTTGTCTACCGAAGCCATCTGATTCTCAGCGGCCTGCTGGAAGTGTCGCGTTCTGGCTTCCATCTTTTCAGCGGGAGCCTTGCACAACAACAACCCACCAACCTCAATGTTCCCTTGAAAGCGAGAGCCTACATCAGACTCAAGCATCAGTTCTGGATGATCTTCAGCCCTTACAGGCTCCCATCCTTCCCTGAACATCTTAGAAACGTGAGTGTTGTCGGATTGACCCAGCAGTGATGTTTTAACCCACCGGAACACATAACCGTCTTGCGGCTTTGGATCTGGCAGGATGGAAGCTGGCTTCCATGAATCACTTGGGCGTTCAACACTTTCACGAGATTTACTCTCTCTTGGGGTGCGCTCTTCAGACATTACGAGGTCTCCTTAGCGAGTTGCCTCGCGTACTGTTCCGGGGTTAAACCCAATCTCTTAGCGAGAGAGATTTGGGTAGCCGTTAACCGCAATTTGCGCGGTTTGGCACCGTTACTCCTTGCGGAGGGTGCCACCACCGACGAAGGCGGACTGGCAGTCGCGGGTGCGTCACGGCTATATGATTCGCCTTTATCCTGCCAGTCGTACTCTGGAAACGCGCTTCTTAGGCGCGAATCAATCTGTCTAAAGTACTCAGCACTATTGGGCTGAATACCTCTCTTAATCAATGCTGCATGTGTTCCATACGCTAGGCTAGTCATTTCTTCATAGCCTTCCTGCATGAACCACGAGTTGCGGCTTGCCCACTCTTCAGCTTCAGGGCTTACCTGAGGCTGGGGTTGGGCCTGCTGCGCCACGTTCTGTGCAGCTTGTTGTGCAATCTGTTGCTGATGCCAAGCTTCTGCTTGCTGCTCTCGCTGCGCTTGGTTAGAGGCAAGGTTGTTCTCGTACCGCTCTGCCTCGCCGTACTCGGCTTGTGCGCGATTCAGGCTTTCTTGAGCCGAGATAAGCCGATCTGTGTCGCCTTCCTCGTATGCCTGCTTGTAGCTATTACGAGCGTCTTGCAATGCAAGCTCGGCCTTAGCTTTGATCTGAGCTACCAAGGCAGCCTCGCCTCGGTTGATTAGAGCTTCGTTCTCTTGATTGCGCTTGTTTAGCTGCTCCGCGACTCGTACCGCTTCTTCTCGCATACGCTCCGCCGCTTCACGCTTCCTGCGCTCTTCGTGCTGCTCGTATCGAAGCTTATTGATTCGTTTCTGAACTTTCTCGCTGTATCCAGCAAGCTCTTCATCATCATCGTCAATATCGACAGAAGTATCAGCAGCCTTTGCTTTTGGTGGCCTACGATCTTCTTCAGGTCGCTCATCGATGACCTCTAGCTCAAAATCACTCTGTTCTTCCGCTGACTCGCTGGACTTTTTACCAATCTGAGTCTTAACGCCAAAGAACTTATCTTCAGAACTCATCGGCAGTTCCTGCTGAGTATCCATTTCTACTTCGCTCATACCTTAATAATCCCCCGTGGATCTTCCACCACAGCCTCTACAGAATCATCGTTGATTAACCTGAACTCTTTACCGTGAACCTTAAACCGGGTTCCAGAATAAGAGCGCATGATTATCCAATCGCCTTCTTTGCAGTAGGGGCCGTTGGGGAACCGACTAGGGTCATTGTAAGCATCTGCTCCCATCTTCAGAACCATGCCGACAATAGACCCTACCTCTTCGTCATGCAGAGTACTGGCAGCCTTCAGGATGCCACCCTCAGTTTTTTCGTCGGGGTCGGGTAAAGCAATTAACAGTTTGTAGCCTTGCGGCTCAGGCAACTGATTAGCCTTGCGGGATTCTTCAATCCCGATATCTTCTAATGCTTCAGACATTAGCTTTCCTTTCGCACTGGAAATTCGCGTCCAGAGTCGCTTGCGTTACCTAACCTAACGTCATTCAGACCCGTACCTCTCAGCCAAGTCTAGAATCTCTCTTTCAGCAATAGCCAAGCCTTCAATGATTCCACACAACTTGGTGTACTCACTGTAGTCTTTACACGCGCCACCGCTTATAAAGTCTGCATACTCGTTCATCTTCTCGCGCAGATTACCTTGCATGTACTGGAATACGTTCTGCGAACTACTTGTCATCAAGCGCATCCTGTACTAAATCAACACCAATCTTAAATCCTTCAAGCTGCTGTTGAGATTCATCTTGCGCCAGCTTGACTGCGATACGCTTGTCTTCAATATCTTTCTGTTGCTCCAATCGCATACGATCAAGCTCTGCCTTCACAGCAGCCTTCTGGCGATCAAGCTCTAACCTGCCCATCTCAGACTGCGCTCTACGCTGGGCCTCCATCTCCTTGATTTGCAACTCTTTTTGCTGCATCTGAAGGATAGGATCTTCTGCCTGTTGCTGCTGCTCCGCAGCCTGCGCCTCTTGCTGGTTCTTGCCTTTGAGTTGATCCGCTGCAAGTCCTGCAAGCCTAGAAATACGGTACTCAATATCCTCAGGCAGCGGCTCTTCTGGCCCCGGCAGCTCGAAACCAAGCTCTTTTTCGATCTGTAGCCTGTACTGGAACGCCAAGTGTTCCTGTACGTGGGCAGCCATCTCCGCTGCCGCCGACTCTGCGTTGGGACTTTGCGACATAAGCTCCATGACCTTCGGATCTTCCAGCATAGCCTTGTGCGCCATGATGTGAGACTCGTGATCTTGGTAAACAAACGCCTTCACCGGCTTGCCGTTGATGATATTCATGTTCTCAGTGATTGGATCGACTGGGGTCATGTCATCATCGACAGGAACAAGCTTATCTGCGTCCCGAATGTTCAGGATTTCCAACATTTGCCGGTGCAATTGCGGCATGTCGTACATCTGAGGTGCTTGTTGCGCCAATTGCAGTGCAGCTTGGTACTGCATAATACGTTGAGCCATCGTTCCTGCGTTAGGATCGCTGACTGGGATGATATCTACCCTGTCATCGAAGTCAGAAGCCACCAACGGCTCCTTGTTTTCGTCGTATGGGTACGTTTCAGGCCCAAAATCACGCACAACATTTGATAAAAGCCGCAGTTCTGCCCTCATAGAGGCGTGTAACCGCGCTTGAACGGCGCTCATAACCTTCATTGACCGCTCAAGGATGGCTAATGTGGTGCCAACAGGCGCTTCAGCGTTCATATCGGACGCTTTTACGTCAGCAGCGGACGCAAAACGCCGCCCTTCCTCCACAATGTCGCCCATAAGCTGGTACAAAACCGTGCTTGGCTCTTTGTATGGGAGAAAACTGATGTTTTCGCCTATGCTTCCGCCGGGAACGTCCACATCTCGGAACTCTCCGGGCATGATTGGGGTGTCATCGCCCTTGATTCGCAGCCCACGGGCCTTCAAACCACCCGGAAGGTTCGCCAAAGTGCCTGCATCGACCAGTTGTCGCAACAAAGAGGTGGCGGATTTAGCCAATCCACCGATCATGTGCAGCAAACCGAAGCCGTAGAAGCCCAATCCGGGCATATACTGGTAGTGAACGAAGTGCTGACGAGCCATTTTCTGCTCATCTGACTCATACCAGTTACGTCGGATAGACAAAATCGTGCGAGAAGAGAAATCAATCGTCACAACATACGGCAACATGATGCCGGTAGGCTCACCTTTCACCGTATCCTCAAAGCCGGGAAGGTCTAAATTGACATTCATCTCCAGCAGGGTGTGGCGATAGTCGAGATCATAGTTGGCAGAGTCGCCAGTTAGCTCGTTGTACTTCTTCTCAATGTCATCGTAGTCGGGAGAAGGTGCCGGTAGATCTACATCTGAGTAGAAACCAGCAACCTGAAGCTTGCGTACCTCGTTTGCGCTACGGCGCATAACGTGTGTAGCCCTCTCACAGGTCTGTAAATCTGATGCTCCGTAGCTAACAACGAAGTCTTCTGCCGGAACAAACATGCTGCATGGCCTGCTCATGTTTGGATCGTAATAGATCTTGCGGAAAGCAGAGCCTGCAAGCGGCAACGAGAACAAAAGCCTTTCTGTCTCGGTGCGGTACTCGGTCATCCTTTCCGTCAGCAGGTAGTTCAGATAGTCCTGAACCCTTTGAGCCTGCTCCTGCTTCTCGTTTGTGACCATGCCAACGACAGAAGTCTTGGCTGGGCCAGCAGCGGGAAACAACTCTTGGATAGACTGCGACTGAAAGCGGATAACTGCTTCCGTCAAAAGCGGATGGAACACGCCGCAAGCGCCATCCCAAGGGGTGGTGCGGTCTTCATGCTTGAGTCCTAGAAGATCCAAGCCTTCAATGTACGTGCGCTCCCAGTCTGAACGGCTTTCTTTGTCAGACTTGTACTGGCCTACTAGGTCAGTAGCAATGCCCTGTAGCTCACCATCGTCAATATATTCCGCCAAGTTCGCGTCATGAGGGATCATCCCCGACAGCGAGGACTGCGGATCAAAGTCAAAGATCATCCCCCCGTCTTCTGTCTCAATAGAAACAGCCTCTGGGTTGATGATCTCAATCTCTAGATCAGGCTCACCGTCCTGACCCTGCGAGAATATGCTTTGCTCTGGAGTCGCCAGAGGGCGGTCGATTGCCATTTAGCCGTTCTTGCCGAAGTCTCGGGTACGAGCCTTGCCGTTACCACGCATAACGACGTTGCCGCCTTCTTTGTTCTTCATCATGGTAGGGCCGCCATTAGCCATCATCTTGGTGCTCATTCGCACCTTGCCGCCATTAGCCATCTTGCCTACGCCGTCAGCAGCGTAGAATGGAACCATCTGTCCGTCCTTCTCAACCATAGGAAGCTTGCCGCCAGCTTTGTAGCCTTTGGTGCTCATCTTGCCGCCAGCCCTAGAGCCTTTGGTCTTCATCTTCCCGCCAGCCATATAGCCCTTAGTCTTTTTCATGGTCATCCTCTGAATAAAGATTATCAAACACCTGATTAACGTCTAACGTGTAATCCAAGTCCGACTTGCTGTAGTGGATATGCTGCGATGGCCTGAAGTCTGGGGCACCTTCCCCGGTCTCGAACCACGCCGGATGAGTCACTCTAACCCGATTATTCGGCAAAGCAACGATATTTCCAGTCCACTTCCCAGCATCTAAAAGCTCCATCACATGGCTTTGTTTATGCTGCGCTGGGTCATCAGCTATTTCATTGTCCGTGTAATCCACGGTAAACAAATACTTTGCTGGGTACATCTCGCCGTCGATCTTAGCAAGCCACGGACATGGCGTACAACGATCCAAGACATACACAGAATGATCTCTCGAACTGCAATCCCACGGCTGGGCAGCCCATGTCGGCATCGGTTCAGGCCACTCCTCAAGAGGGGTATCACCAACTAATGCAGTCAAAGGCATACGCGCCCACATAGCGCCACCGTGAACATTAGGCTCGTCGGTGTCGTATGTCTCTGCGCCGGTAAAGATCACCTGAAAGCTCAGGCTCCTGCACGGCATGGTCGTTACCGCTATCGCCATCGCGTGGAGAAACTCTCCGTGATACTTGCGATGGTTGTATGTGTACTCGCGCCGTACCCAGCACTTGAAGTATGGGATGTTGCTCTGGAGATACGCCATTACGCAGAGTCTCCGTAGAACCTTTCCTCCCACTTCTTGTGCCTACGGATAGGCTCCTTGAAGTACGGCAGGAATCTAGCGATGTACAGAACGAATCGGTTAACCCATCTCAACGGCATAGGCAGTGGTCTCAGGTAATCCAGAAACAACACTATACGATATCCGTTGGTCATGTTCACGGCAAAATGCTCGTATGTGTCATCAAACACCACGGCCTTGCCTTCTTGCCACCGATACTCTTTTTGATCTACAACAAGAACACAGCCCTTCCCGTCGGTTGGAACCTGTATTCCCATATGGATTCTTAGAACGCCGCACCACGGCCCATTGTGTGGCATCAGCATTTTGTTTGGCCCGATCACAGAGAAGTAGGCAGATACCACATTCTTCTCTGAATCTAGGATTCTCATGGTCTCTGGGAACTCTTGGCAGTTCCTCTCGAACCGCACGTTCCCTGCCTTGAGGAAAAACATCTTCCACTTGTCATCGTTTGAGATGAACGTCTGGTCTGGGCTGATCTCTTGGAACGGAGCAAACTCATTGAGCCGACCCTGCATCCGCTCGAACTCAGCCTTGATCACATCGTAGTTCTTTTCGAGAACTTCAGTGAACGGAAAGTCCTTATTCTCAAAGAATACCTTGTCGCCAAAGGTGGAGAACCTTCGGAAGAACGGCTTCAACACCGTATCAATCATGTACCCTTTGACTTCAATCAATAGTACGACGCCCTTCTGGGGTAGTGAGGCTCATCTTCTTCATCGGAGTTTAGCCTCAAGAACCCGCCTTGGCGGAACCTGAGCAGTGCCTGTGTCGATGAGTCAACAAGGTCATCGTGGTCACCAGCCGGGAAAGCAGCGAACTCCTCGATCACTTCCTCGGCAAACCTCGTTCCGGGTGCCCACACAATGCCAGATGCAAACAGGTCTGAGACCGCATTCACACGACTAATCTTGTCGTTACCTCTGGACGGGGTGTACTCCGCAACTGGGATTCCCATCGCTCGTAGCTCAAAGATCAGCGGGGTTCCCGCAGCCTTGGCCTCCACGATAGTGGCATCAGGTTGCCAGTCGTTATAGAACTCCATTGCCGCTTTCTTCAGTTCTGGGAACTCAAGACGCTCTTTGTGGGCATCCAGCAGTATGATATTCGGCTGGGTGACACCATCATCGTCGGGCTTGTAGAAAACGCCCCATGTAGTGCAAGCGGAGAAGTCGGAACGCTGCGTCTTCAAGAACGCCGTATCCCACGACTGAATTATAAATTCACACGGCGGAGGACGATCACTGTCCCATCGTCGCCACCACTCCCTCTTGACCAGCGCCCCTTCCTCGGATGTGGGGTTCTGCTGGTACTGAGCATTCCATTTAGGTGCCGGTAGTTCGTTCTGTAGAGAGGTTAGCTCCTCCAGAGACCAGAACTCAGGCCATAGCGCCTTGCCAGATGGCATGATCGCCGGGAACTCAATCACCTCCCATTCATCGGTGCCTGCCCGTTGAACGGATGATTTGATGATCTGTCCCGTCAAATCACGTTTGTGCCATCGGGTCATAACCACAATGATGGCCCCTCCCGGCTGCAAACGCTGTCGAGGCCCGGAGGTATACCACTCATACACCCGATCAAACACGCCGGGATCTGCACTCTGGCCTTCTTGCTCAGAATGCGGGTCATCAATGATCAGCAGGTCGGCACCTTTACCAGTAACCGCACCACCAACACCGATAGCGAAGTATTCGCCGTTCTTGCTGGTACTCCATCGACCAGCAGCCTTTGAGTCAGATCTCAAACCTAAGTCGGGGAAGACGGCTTTGTAGTCCTCTGCATCGACAAGGTTACGAACCTTACGACCAAAACCTACAGACAACTCGGCAGTATGCGCCGTTTGGATAATCTTCTTTTCGGGGTATTTGCCAAGGAACCATGCTGGCAGGAGATACGAAGCAAACTCGGACTTCGTGTGTCTGGGCGGCATGTTGATGATCAGCCGCTTCAATTCCCCTCTAGCTACACGCTCGAAAGCATCAGCCATTATTTTGTGGTGCCGTCCCTCGATAAAGGCAGGCCACACGTAATTCACAAATCCCATGAACTCTTCACGGGCACGTTCTTTCTTCTCTGTCTCCTCTAAGGCTTCAAGAAGCTCTAGGATCTCTCTCTGCTCTTCTAGCGGAAGATCAGTAACTCCTTTGAGTAAATCCTTATCTATTCTTTTTGACATGTAAGTCCATAGAACGTTCTACAGATAGAACGTTCTTCTGTAGAACGTTAATTCAGAACGATAAACTGAAGCCCCGTAGTACCCCGGAGGGGCGAATGAACGTTCAACCTGTAGAACGTTCTATGTCACCTTTGGTGATTCTAGCAGACTGAAGACCTTGACAAAGAAAGTCAACAAAAAAGTACGCCAATTTTTTTAGAAATTTTTTTTGGCTCTGGGACTCCTAGCCTTTGTGCCACACAAAAAATGGGTTCTTCGTTGTTCGTGTTCCTATATGCCAGAAAAAAGGGGTAATCGTTTGAGCGTTTCCTTATGTATGTACGATGTGCATGCGCGTGTGTACAGGGGGGGGGTGGGGGTGTCGCGGGATCGGGCGGCCTCCCAGAAAAAAGACCGCCTCACTTGGCTAGTGCAGCGGCTGGTCGTCGGTCACTGATGACAGCCGCCTCTCGATCTCAGCAGC